CTATCCACCCTCGACATAACCCTCATTATCAGCGCCTCGATCGCGGGGGCCGTCCTGGGGATCGTCAACGCGTTGCGCTGACTCACCGGGTGAAGGCTTGCCTCTGATCGCTTTGACAAGCGCCGCTCCGGCCGTCCAGAGATAGCCAGCGGCCTCGACGGCCATTCCGGCGTTGCCAAGCCGCCGGCCGATCTTTCCCAGCCCCATTATTTTTCTCCCTGACATTTCGCGCGGTCGACATTGCCGATCCGCTTGTTGATCCACCCGCGATGGAAAACCTTGAGGCGCGGATTGACGCGGACAAGCCGGTCATATTCGGCCTTCTGCCGCCCATCCATCTGGTCGAGCATCCGAAGGCAGAAGCTGACCTTGCCCAGGCTCTGCTGGCAGGAAAGGAAAGCGCCCTGCGTCCCTGCGCCCACCTTCGCATCGACTTTGAGCCGCGCAGTTGGGCACAGCGCATTGACGGACTGCTGCAACCAAGCCGAAGGACGGGCCGGGCCGAAGTTCACAGCCGAATTGACAAGCTCTTCGCCCACCGCTGGCGATGCGGCAATGATGGGCAGGTAACCCGGCCGCTCCATGAAGCGTTCGAAGTAAACCTTGTCCGAACAGATCGGCGTGTCTGCATCGCATTGCTTGGGAAAGGCGATCATCGCCCCTTTGTATCCCTCTTCTCGCGCCACAGACTTGGTCACGCCGCGCTGCGTTTCCCCGCCGGGGTCCGCCGGGTGGTTCACATATCCGCCCTCATCATGATAAATGCCGGCAAGGATGATGGCGACGGCGGCGCCCAGGGCGGTGCCGGTGCCGCCGAAGACGATCTTCTTATTGGCCATCGTCGCGCCCCTGCTGAAGATTGCGTGCGATCGTCACGACGAAGAACACGACAACCGGCGCCATCGGCGGCACCACGTCACGCAAGTCGGGCGGCAGGCTGTTGAGGACAGTCCAAAGCAAATCCGGCGATGCCAGAAGATAGGCCCAGACCATCGTGGCAAGTGCGCTCAGCCGCACACTCCACCAGCGCCATACCCGGCGCCATTGGGTGATTTTCTGCATTCTGTGCTCCATGAAAAAGGGCGCCCGAGGCGCCCTGTCAGCTTGGTGGTGCGGTGGTTCAGACCAGCTCCGGCTCGCCGCCGGGCTCATCGATCATCGACAGGAGTGCCCCCATGTCGATCGGCAGGCCCGGATCGAGCGGGAACGCGCGATCGAGCATGGATTGCGCCTGCGCCAGTTTCGGATTGTCCGGCTCCAGCCGGCGCAGCGGTTCGGCCACCAGTTCAAATGCCCGCCGCAGCACCCTGTTTTCGAGGGCCAGCCGGCGCAGCTGGGTTTCGATATGCTGCCGATATTGCCGGTCGCGTTCGTCCTGATCCTTTTCCTTTCTGGCAAGTTCATCGTGCCAGACCTGAAGCTTGGCGGCACGGGATTGCGCCCGCGCGTCCTTCCAGTTGAGAAGCCAGGCCGTGCCCTTGCCCAAGGCATAGAGCAGGGCCACAGCCCCAGCGAATATCCCCCCCGCCTCGCCGGCGGCCGTGCCCGGATCGGACATGCGTCAGGCAGCTTCCTGCGGCTGCGGCTCAGCGGCAAGCCCTTCGAGGCGGGCGGCTTCACGCGCGAGGGAATTCGGAACGTTGCGCAGGACAGTGACGACGTTTGTCACCTGCTGCTGCGCGCTCGCGCTGCCGACCAGATCGGGCAGGATCGCTTCAAGCTCATCAGCCAGGGTTGCGACGGAACCGGCATCCAGCACCGCTTGGGCGCTCTGCACGCCGGCCAGCGAAGCCGCCGCGATCTGCCGTTCAATGGCGGCCTGCTGCGCCAGCAGTTCGGGCAGCGTGGGGGTGGCATTGTCGGTCATATGTATCTCCATTGACAGTGAGGGAACGATCAGGCTTTGGCGCGACGCTTGGTGGCCGGGCTTTCGATGCCGTCCATCTGGTCGAGCGTGTCGGCGACGTGCATGGGGAAGCTGCCGGCGCCGGCCGCGATGGTCAGCGTGGCGTTGATGCCGTTGGCGCCGTCCAGAATTTCCATGCGGGCGACGATGCGCGAGCGCGAGAGGGTGACCAGGCGCGTTTCGCCGTCAGCGCCGACCGCCGTGAGTTCGATTGGATTGGCGATGCCGCCCGCGTCGATCGCTTGCTTCTTCACGAAACCATACTGGTCCGAGAGCTGCTGATTGCTGATACCAGCCCCCAGATTATAGCCAATGGCGCAGCCCTTTTCCTCGCCGGGCCGCTCTTCAACGATGTCGATGGCATTAGCGGGTAGTTCGAAGCGCGCGCCGTTGGCGAGCGTCAGCTTGATCGTGGGGATCATGATATTCTCCATCAGTAGTTGGTGACGTCAATGAGCAGGGCGGACGCGGTCAATCGTGTCGGCCCCGCGAAGAAGGGGACCGTCGATCCAGATAGCTGGACCTGCGATGCATCCATTTCTGTCAGTCGGATGCCGCCGCTCAGATCGCGGCTGACCAACTGGAACAGGTTGTAATAAGAGATATATTCGCTCTCATCGCCACCGGGCGCGCGCGAATAGGTCAGCCGGTGCTTGCAGGTGTAGAGCATCGGAACGAAGGCGTAGGTCCGTCCGGCAACAAGGGCGATGTCTCTATATCGGCAGGCAAAATCACCCGCTCCACTGGTCGACCAGGCACCGTCTGTGTCGATATTCGCAGACGTGACGATCTGGATCGGACGGATATAGTTATAGCGGCTGTCGAACGTCACCGCGCCGGTGACCGGGTTCCTGATCCTGCGGCCCCAACCGGGCGGCAAGCCCTCCTGAGGACGATCGAAAATCCAGTATGTCAGCGCTCCGGATGTCAGCGCGAAGTAGAATGTCCAGGTGCCGTTGCCATTATTCCTATAGGTCATCAGGCCGCCATCGCCACCGACACACCGGCAGGCCGCGACCGGTGTTTCGCACGCAACCGTTATCGCGTGCCAGTCATAAGGTCCGCCGGCCTTCGGCGTGAGGGTGGCCTTGTACCGGACGGCCAGGGACGCAAAGTTGCTGTCGATCTGGATCGATCCAGCCGCGCTTTTCTGTCGATAGCCCCAGGTCATCAGAACGCACCAAACAGGATCGTTGCTGGCGATTTGGTCGTGCCCGATGGTGGAGGGAAGGCGGCATAGCTCCACTGCAAGGTCGTGCCAGATACGGAGACGGCCGGAGGGTTGTAGTCATTGCCGGTTTCGCCAAGGCACACATAGAAGGGCGTCCCTTCAGCAAACTGCGGAACGTCGATCGACCCGTTATTGGTGACATGGATGCTGCCGAAAATGCGTCCGATCCGCCAAGACGTATCGAATATGATGTTGCCCGCCTGGTCGCGGTAACGCTCGCCCCACATCAGACCAGCCACCCGCTTTCGACGACACGAACCGAACCGCTGCGAATATATTGAGTCGTCCGGCCCGAGCTGTCGATGTCGACATAATAGCCATCTGTCGTCCCGCTAGGCGGCACTATTCTGAACCGATCGGACCTGAATGTAACATCTGCGCGCTGGCCATTATTGTTCATGACCATCCCCGACACATAGCCGTTCACGTCGATCTCAAAGCCCCATCGGCCGAGCAGCGTGGCAACATCGCCGTCCAGTTCGCTGATCGCAGTCGCCTGATCGCTGATCGTGATGCCCTGCGTTTCGACGGTGGACGATAGGCTGGCATATTGGGTGGTCAGGGTCTGATAGGCCGTGAACTGGAGCGCGGCCGATGCCTCATTGCTGTAGGGCGTGGCGGTGGCGCCGCGCTCGAACTTCATCATGCGCACGCCGGCATTGTAGAGCTGCGCATTGGCCGGCACCGACACATAGAAGCGGACCTGGGCAAAGGCGGCCGTTGCCGGCGCAACCGCGCTGACCTTCATCGCGCTGCGGTTCGCCCCATCGTTCACGAACGAATAGGTTGCCGGCTTGCTAGGCCCGTAGCTGTCGCTCAGGAAGGTGCCATCGGCCTTGTACCAGGCGATGGCGAACACGCCGGACACGGCCGACGTGGCGGCATTGACGGTGGTATCGCCGGTGAAGGTGTAGATTGTCCCCGGATCAACCGTGATCTGCTGGCTTTGCAGCAGATAGTTGGTCGCGACCGTAGGCGTGATGGCGCTCAGCCAAAAATAGGAGCCGAACGCGTTATTGCCGGTTGTCCACGACCCACCGTTTGGCGTGCCCCAATAGGCCAGACCGCCTTCGGCCGTTGCATTCTTCAACAGGTTCGGGTTGCCCGCGCGCGTGGCCAGGCTCAATTCTGCTAGGGCAGAGGTGGCCGTGGCGATCGTCGATGCATTGTTCTGGACAAGTGCCGACAGGGTGGCGGCAACCGCACCACTGCCGCCCGGTGCATAGTTGGCGGGTGTCGGCGCGTTCTGGAACGTCTCGCGGATCTGCGGCCGCATGAACCAGAAATAGCTGTCCGAGCCGCTGACGGTTCCGAATTTGCGGACATAGATGGTCGCCTTGACCGCGCCGGCAGGCGCCGCTGCCGGCCCCTTGTAGCCGACCTGCGACCAGCCTGCGATGGTGGTGCCGCCGGTCGCAGGCGTGATCAGCCCGGAAGAGTCGGTGCGCAACGCAGCGCCGGCCGCATTGTAATATTCGGTGTAAATCTCGCACTGGCAGCGGCGCGCGGCCACGAACACGGACGTGTCATACCAGGTGCCAGCCTTTACGGAGATGGACTGACGCCATTCGGCAAAGCCGGTGGCGGTGTTGTTCGCCTGATAGATCGACAGCGCATTGACCAGCTCGGGATGGAAGGACGCCCCGCCATGGTTGATGGCAAAGGTCAGGCCCGACTGACCGGAGCTACCATTCTGCCAGCCCGACGTGTCGACCGAGAAATCCGTGTTAGTCAGCAGATTGCCGCCGCCGGTCGAATAAGTTGCGGCCAAGGTCGCTTGCTGGGTCGCCGTGGTGGCGGCGCCGGTGGCGGTCGACGCCGAACCCTGGGCAGACGAGGCCCAGCCCTGCGCGTCATCGGCATAGCCCGACGCCGTATCGGAATGGCCAGAGGCTGCGACCGACCAGGACTCTGCATCATCGGAGTAGGAGCTTGCATTCTGAGACGAGATCGAAGCGGCGTCGGCATATCCGCTTGCGTCATCGGCCTTCGTCTGTGCGATGTCGGACCAGCCATGCGCGGCCTCCGACCAGTTCCGCGCCCCCTCCGAATGACCTTGGGCTGTGCTGGCGCTGTTCGACGCGGCAACCGCAGAACCGGCCGCCAGGTCGCGGTTGGTGACATCGTCGACGCGCAGTTCGCCCAGGCGGAAGACCAGCGTTCCTTCGCCGCTGTCGAGGCGCAGGCCGATCCGCGAGAAAACCGCATCCGCCGGGATCGAGATAATGTTCGTGCCGCCGCCGACGGTGAACTTCTGCGTGATTGTGACGACGGTGCCGGTGCCGGCGATGGTCTGCGCCGTGCCGTTCGATAGCGCCATGCTCGCGGCGCCGTAGCTGGCCAGCATATTGGCCATAATCAGCGTGAAGCGCACCGACCCGTCAGAGGTCATGATCTTGAGCTTGGCCGAGACCTCATAGACCCGGCCCGCGCGCGGGGCCAACACGCCCTTGGTCAGGATGTTGGCGCCGGCCGCCGTGAAGCTGCTGATTTCCACCACCGGGCCAAGGTTTGCGTCATTGGCAACAGCTGTGCCGGCGGCATTGGCGCGCGTGGTAGGGTCGCCGGTGCGGTCATTGGTCCAATGGGTGACGCCTTCGCCGAAGGTGGAGATGAGGATGGGCGATGACACATAGAGCGTCTTGACCGCGTCGGCTGATCTGGCGGCAGCGGTGACGGCCGAAGTCTGTGCCGCGCTGGCGGATGAACCCGCGTCGCCCGCCTTGCCGCTGGCGAGGTCGGCGCTGTCAGACGCCGCTTCGGCATAGTCCCCGGCATCGTTCGCGGCGTCGGCGGCGTTCTGGGCATATCCGCTGGCGGTGGAGCTGCTGCCCGATGCGTTGCTTTCGCTCGCTGCAGCATCTTCGGCATAGCCCTGCGCGGTGGCCTTCGCCGTTTCCGCAAGCTGCCTTTGCTCATTGGCCGAGCTGGCCGACTGCCCGGCATTCGTCTCGCTGGTCGAGGCGTAGGAGGCGCTTTGCGCGGCAGCATTGGCCGACTGCAAGGCGGCCCAGCTTTCGGTGATATCGACCAGCTCGATCGACGCCACTTCATGCACGGTGTTGGGCGTCACGCTTCGCAGCATCGGGCGGACATAGGCATTGCCCACCAGCAGCTGGGCGCCGTCCACGGCATCCATCTGCACATCATACCAGTTGCCGGTGACATCGAGCGGCGTGCCGGTCGTGAAGACATTGGCTTGTGCGCCCAGGCCGGTCAGCCCGATGATCCACAACGAGACCGACGATGTTGCGCCACTGGTCCGGCGCACCCGCGCCTTGACCCGATATTTGCGGCCCACCACGGGCTTGAGCCAGCCACGGGCCGCAACGCTGACATTGGTCGAAGCGCCGTTGGTCAGCTGAAGGATGCGCCCTTCGTTTGCCACATCGGCGAAGGCATAGTTGGCATTGGCCACCAGTGCCGTCGAATTGCCGGGCGTGCCGGTCCAGCTGCTCGACCAATATTTGCCATCATCGCCAAACTGCGAGGGCAGCAGGCTGGCAACGGTGATGGTCGCCTGCACCGAACTGGTCTGCGATGCGGTCGCCCAGTTGCCGGCGTCGGTCGAGGCGCCGGCCGCGTCGGATGCCGATCGGGACGCGGCGTCGGACGATAGCGCGGCATTCTCAGCCTTGGCGCTGGCGAGGTCGGCGCTGTCCGATGCGGCGTCAGCATAGGCACCCGCGTCATCCACTGCCGTGCCCGCCGCGCTCGCCGAGAGGGACGCCGCCTGCGCAGAGCCTTGGGCCAGAACCTGCGCGGCAATCGCCAGCACCTGTTCGGTGACATCGGACACCTTGATGCGGCCGATCCGCGCCATCGTTCCAGCGCCTTCGGTGGTGCCGTTGCGGAAGCCGAACCGCAGCCAGGTGGCGCCCGGTGCCCAGGCGACGGCGCCGTTGCTGGCCGTGTCCGAGAAGATGGCCGAGCAGGTGAAGTCCTGACCGGTCACCACCGTCTGGACGCCGCCGAACACAACCGTCTGCGCGGCATAATTGGCGTCGAGCGGGACGCACTGCGCCGAAGGGCTGTAGCTATTGTCGCCAGCGGTGTAGCGGCCCTGCACCTCGACCTTGTAATAGCGACCCGCGATGGCCGGCAGGACGCCCTTGGTGAAGAGGCCGCTGCCAGAACCGGTCACGCCCAACTGCGCGGCCAGACCATAGCTGCTGTCCGCTTCCACCGTAGCGGCGGCATCGGCGACCGTCGTGGGCGAACCGGGGCGCACCGATGTCCAGGACTTGAGGCCATCGCGGAAGTCGAAGGGCAGGATCGGCGCCGCGTTCACGCTGTTGACGACGTTGGTATAGACGCTGTTGGCCGAAACCACAGACGCGGCGGCAGCGGCGGCGGACGCGCCCGAGTCATCGGCGGACGTTTTTGCGCGGTCCGCGTGGCCCGACGCCGCCACCGAATAGCCGCTGGCATCATTGGCGCTGCCGGCGGCCAGCCCGGAAGATACCGAGGCCGCATCGGAAAAGCCCTTCGCCTGCTGCCGGGCGGTGACATCCGTGATCCGGATGCGGCGGCCATCGATCCGCAGCGCCTCGCCCGATGCACCGCCGGCATTGGCGCGCAGGCCGAAGCGCAGCCACACGGCGCCCGGCGACCAGGCCGCGACCCCCGCCGCTGCATTCGCCGTGTCGCTGTAGAGCTGGCGCAGCGTGTAGATGCCGGCCGCCGAATAGGTCAGGCTGTTCGTGCTGCCGCCGACCGAAGCATAGCCCGCGTCCATCGACCGCTGCACGATCTGGACCGAAGGCGCGCCGGTGCGGCCTCGCAATTCGAATTCGACTTCGACCTCGTAGATACGACCGGCAACGGCCGACACGACACCGCGCGCCAGCCAGTCGATGATCTGGGTGCCGGTATAGCTGGCATATAGCTCATAGACCGGCAGATTGTCGGTCGAGGTGCGGTTCGAATTGACGGCCGCGACAGCCGTGGGCGACCCGGTAAGCGTGCCGGTGAAGTATGGATCGGTGGCTACCTGATAGCGTTCGGGCAGCATCGCCACCGCGCGCTGCAACGCAGCCGTCGCCGAGGTGGCCGACTGCCCGGCCGCCGTTTGAGCGTCGCCCCGCGCCGTCTCCGCTGCGGTCTTTGCGGCCTCCGCCGCCGTTTTCGCCGCCTGCGCCTGATCGCGCGCGGTCTGGCTGTTATCGCGTGCCGTGCCGGCCGTGCTGGCCGCATCACTGGCGGCCTGCGCCGATGTCGATGCGGAAGCGGCCGATGCGGCGGCGCTGGCAGTATCGCCATAGGTCGACTTCAAATCGTCGATATCGGCCTCGGTCTGCTCGATCCGGGTGTCAGCGGCGGCGGCATCGGCGGCCAGCTGCGCGAACTCGTCCTTCTCGACCGGGTTCATGCCGTCGGTCGCGCCCGGCTCTGCCGGCTTCAGGTCTTCAACCGGCGTTCCATCCTCATAGGTGATGTTGCCGGCAGTGATGGCGTCGGACAGGCGAAACCAGTTCGGATTATTGTCCGCCGGGGCCGACCCCTTCGCGGGCGTGGTGCCGATGAAGAGCCATTGCGAGCCATTCGGCAGCGTGACCATGTCGCCTTCACGATAGGTTTCGTCAGGGTCGTAAGGGCCACGCGGGTTCAGCGGTGCGCTGAAGGCGATGTCGTTCAGCCCATGGACCTGCCAGGTGACCGCCGCGCCCTGAGCAATTTTCCAGTAAGGAGCGCTGGTTTCGATTTGCTGGACATCGGCAACGGGCGGGAGGCTGCTGCCATCGGCCGCAATCGTCATGCTGGCAGCGCCAATACCGATCGCCGACAGGCGCAATACACCCAGCCAATCGACATAGGCGACGGCGTTGACGGACATGGCGATGCGCTGGATCAGCTCGCGCGCGGTGGTCTGGGCATTCACGACGATAGAGAGCGGCCAGGGGCGAGCGGCATTCAGTGCGGCCACGTCCGCTGCCGACAGTCGGGCGGCGCCACCCGCGATCGTCGCGATACGGCGGATGATATCGCCGGGCAGACGGCTCCAGCCGCCCACGGCATCGCCCTGAAGGTGGAAGGACAGCAGGCCTTCGGGCGGCGCGCCAAATTTGACGAAGCCCTGCGCCCGGCACGTCGCCCACTGCCCACGCGTCACCGCGCCGCTCTTGAGAGCTGCGAAGCTCGCTGCATTGGCCGAAGGAGCGCCAAAGCGGTTCAGTCGCTCAAAGGCCACTTCAAACCCGTTGAGCGTCCCATAGCCGGACAGCTGATAGATATTGTCGACGGCATCGACCAAAGTGGCCGGGACGAAGCGCGGCGCGCCAAGCGCCAGCGTCTTGACCTGCCCCTCCAGATCGGTGCCGCCTTCCGCCCCGCCGGTGCCGGCATAGGTCGCCAGCATCGGCTGATCCAGCCAGCTATCATCCGCGCCGAAGCTGATCGACATGGCGCCGCCGTCGACAGAAGGCTGTTCCTTCACGCGGCCGTCGAATGTCAGCACGAAGCTTGAGAATGCGTCGCCCAGCTCGCCGCCCCAGATGCGGATACGCGCGTCATGGATAGCCAGGCGAGGAAGAAACGGGATCGCCTCGATATTCGCTTCCAGCGTGCCGGACGGCGACGTGATCGAGCCGCCATCAAAGCTGCCGTCGAAGAAATCATAGCGCAGCGTCGGCAGCTTCGCGATCACGGGCCACCAGGTCTGCCCGTCGAGATGGCACAGCCTGTCATCGTCATGGCTGGCCATGCGCAGCGTGGTGGCGGTGGCGCCGTCATAGGCGTCAATCTGGATCAGCCACGCCTTCATGCGTTCAGTCCGATCAGGCTGGCGCGCCATTCGAAGCCGCCGGGCTTCGCCCAGACCGTGCCCAGATCGCCGACAAGCGGGCCGAACCAGATGCGGTTCTGTCGCTGCGCATCATCGTCGGGATCGGTGATCAGGGCGACAGGCTCGCTGATGCCGATTTCCTCGATCAGCGGATGCACGACGGCTTCGACCTCATCCATGTAGACAGCGCCGAAGGTGACGGCGACAGACCGCAGTTTCACGCCGCGACGGCGCAACAGCACCCCGCGAACGGAAAAATCGACATTGCTCATGTCGCGGACACCAAAGGCGGCACCGAACTGGAAATTGCGCTGAAGCTGGATTTTGCGGCCCATGACCAGACGCGCGACCGTGGCGGCGGCATTGGCCAGCCCGGCGATAGTCAGGCGCCAATAGCGCGAAGCCGGCGGCGGCGATGCGGGCGCAAACCAGACCGATCGGCCACGGCCAGACACCGGCATTGCGCTGCCGGCCAGGAAGGGCAGGGCAGCGCCCGCCCATGATCCGGCCGGGAAGGTCGCGCCCTGCGCCGCCGTGGCCGCCTCCACCTTCAGCGTCCAACTGGACTTGGCGCCGGTGCAGCCTAACAGCAGGATGCTGTCGATCGTAACATTGGCGCCCATGTCGATCGTCAGCGTCTGACTTGCGGCACCCGTGGCGCTTTTCCACACGACGCCCATATGATCATTGCCGACATAGGCAGGGTCGCTACCAGCCGCCGTGGAGCTGGCGCTGGCAGACGAAAAGGCCAGCGGCTTCACGATCACTGCATTGCTCATCCGAAATATTCCACATTGGTTTGTTCGTCTTCCAGATCGACTTCGATCCGGCTGACCATCATGTCGGCATCGACGCCCTGTTCAGTGTCGATCAGCCGATGCGTGGGGATTGCGCCGTCCACGATCAGCAGCATGTCATCGACCTTCACGGTGAAGCGGCGACGCACGGTGCCGATCAGCGCCCGGCGCTGGGCACCGGCCGCTTCTGCATCGGCCCGCAGATCGAAAAAGCCTTCGGCAGGCTGATCGCTGTTGTTCCGGGCGGAAGGAAAGCGCGTCTTGATTGCCGCGTCTTCGTTGGACACGACGATATGTGGCCGCAGGGCTGTGGCGATATCAGCGGGAAGGGCGGGCATCAGTAGTTCCGGGAAGTGCCAGTGAAAGTGGAGCCATCGCTCGCACCCAAAGCCTTCAACAGCGCCTGACTGGCGGCCAGTTGCCTTTCCAGCAACAGCACCATGTTGGACGTGTCGGCGGCCATGCTGGTTGTGGTGGTGGCCGTCGTCTTGGCCGCCGATGCGGTTTCCTGCGCCAGCTGGTCCGATGCGCCGGCAATGGAGCTGACATTCTCGATCGAGGATATCGCCGAACTGGTCGCCGCCTGAATGGCGTCAAAGGCCTCGAAATATTTGGATGTCGACCCGTATAGCTGGCGCTCGATATCTAACCAGGTCTGGGCCGCATCCAGATAGGCGCTCTGGTCGATGGACTGGCCTTTGCCAATCTTGTCGAGATAGACGGCCAATTCATCATAGGCCGCCTTTTCCTGATCGCGCAGGGACAGCGGCGACGACGATCCCGCATCCATGGCCTTCAGATAGTCCTTCAGGCTTTGGGCGGCGCTGGCGGTGCTGCTCTTCACCTCTTCCAGCTCCAGATTATAGAGCTGCTGCGCTTCTGCCATCTGTTCAGCGGTGGCAGCGCCTTCTTTCAACGCCGCCCAGGTGTCGTCCCATTTGTCGTTCAGTTGCTCGATCGCGTAGCCGACCGGGTCTAGACGCGCCTGCAACGCCTTGGGGATCGCCTCGATCGCGGCCGCTTTCTGGATCGCCTCAGACAGGTCGGCGCCCGAAGTCAGAAGGCGCTTGCTCGCCTCCGATATACCCATGATCGCGCCATCCGACACCGCGTCGGCAATGGCATAGGCAATGGCGCCTTCGACATCGTCGTCAAATTCGACTGCGCCATTCTTCGTCTTCAGCGACGATCCGGTCGGGTTGACGCGATAGTCGCCGTCGCGGATGCCGATCGTGGTGCGGAAGCTTCCGACGCTGCCGCCCAGCTGGTCGGCCAAATCCTTCAGGCCAGACAGCACACTGTCGGCCAGTCCGCTGGCAACGCCATATTGTTTCTTGTCTTTGCCGCCGATCGACACGCTGTCCAGGCCGGTGATGGTGGCACCTGCCGACCGACTAGGGTTGATCAGGTTCGATATCGGGCCGGTCAGCACGCCCAGCGGGCCACCCTTGAAACCGAAGATTTCGCCGATCATGCTGTTGGCCGCCGATGCGATCGCCAGCGGCCCCATGACCGACGCTGCGCCGGCTGCAATCCCGCTAAGACCGCTGGTCGCACCGAACTGCTTGGCCAGGCCGGCCGCCGCCGCAATCTGCCCCGCGTCTCCACCTTCGGCTGCCGCCTGTTCGGCCAGGCCGCTGGCGCGCCCGCCACCATTGGTCAGCGCCGACAGGATTGCGCTTGCCGGCCCGCCAAAGCCCATGGTGCTGGTGGCCGTGTTCAGAGCCGTCAGAGGATCGAAGGGGCGACCGGAGAATTGCGCGATGGTCCATTGCGCCGCCAGCGTCGCCATGACCTCCATGCCTTCGCGTTTGAAATCCCGCCAGATATCGCTGCTATGGCCAGAGAACAGGTCATAATAGAGCCGCGACAAATCCTCGATCGACCGACGCTGACGTTCGTCTGCTTCCTCGCGCAGGCGGTCGATCTCTTCCTGTGCCTTGCGCTCATTCTCTACACGCGCCTTGGCTTCTGCGGCATCCGCATCCCGATTGACTTCGGCCGTGCGGATTTCCTTCAGCAGCTCATACTGCTCGCGCAGTGGCGCCACCTGCTCTTCGCGGATACCCAGCAGCTTCGCCGCCTCTGTATTCGTCGTGCCCTCCAGTCCGGGGAACTGGCGCTGGATTTCCAGCATCGCTTCCTGAAGGTCAGCCTGCCGATCGAGGCCGCGCGCGCGCAGATCAGCCAGCTGCTGACTGTCGCGCTGACGCTCGATCGTCTCTTCCAGGCTTTCGCGCAGCCGCTGTTCGGCATCATTCTGCTTTTCCAGTTCGCGATCGGCGTCGGACTTGCCAGAGCTTGCCGAACGCCCCGACGCGCGGCCGCCCGCCGATCCACTGCCGGCTGAACTTTCGGGATCTACAGTTACCGGGCTGGTCCAGATCGAACCGGTGCGGCGCGTGGCCGGCGTCTGTGCAGCCTGGGCAGCGCGCCAAAGCAGCTTTGCCTGCCGCATGACTTCGGCTTCCGCCTGCTGCACCGTGCCGCCGGAACGGTCACTACCGCTGCGCCGAAAACTGACCAGCGAACCGCTGGTTTGCGCCGCCCGTAAAGCATCCAGCTCTTTCTTCGCGTTCAACGCCTGCTGACGACGGAATGACAAGGTCATATTGGCGTCATCGGCGGCTTGCTTGTCCGCCTTGCCGTAAACCGACCCGGCGACATAGCCCGCGCCAGCGCCAATTACGGCGCCCACGCCACCACCGAAGGTGAACCCCGCACGCGCGCCGCCTGCTGCCCCCATCAGCGCATATGCCTTTTCCGGGTTCTGGCTCCACCATTGCGCCAAACTGCCAGTCATGCGCGTGAGGCTATTGGCTAGGCCCAGAATAGCGCCCGAGTTTTTGGCGACGGCATCCGCAATATTGGCTTCCAGCACCATCTTCATCTGCTGCACCTTGCGGGCGGTCGCATCGGCGTTCTGGATCGCATCGTCAGAAATGACGGCCCCAAACTCATTCGCCGCTTGCCGCAAGGCGTCGATCCGTCCGGCGCCAGCGCGCAGCATCGGATCGATCTTGCGCCATTCATCGCCGAACAGCTGGGCTTCCAGGCGCGCGCGTTCGGTCGGATCGCTCACCTGTGACAGCTTGCCGATCAGCTCATTGAACACGCCCTCCATGCTTTTGGCGCGTCCCGTAGTGGTGTCGATATCGATGCCCAGATCGCGGAACGCCTCTTTCGCATCCTTGTTGCCGCCGCGCGCTTCGCCGATTTTCTGGGTCAGGTCGGTGAAGCTGTCGCTCAAATCCTGCTGCTCGATACCGACTTCCGCCGCCGCGAAGCGATATTCCTGAAGCGCCTTGGTCGAAATGCCGAGCTGCTGGCTTTCCTTCTTCAGCGTTTGGACATGGTCGAGCGCACGTCGCCCCAGCGAGACCATGGCAGCGACGCCCGCGCCTGTGGTCAGGGCATCTAGCCGGGCAGAAAGGCCGCGCGCAAATTCGTCGCCAGCACGATTGCCAGACTTCGCGGCCTGCTGCTCGAAGCGGCCAAAGGCCTGATCGGCACCGCGCGAAAATTCTTCCGCCCGAATTTTCAGGCGGGCAAGGATATCAACCATGCACAGGACTCCATTGCTGGACCAACATAGGCCAGCGGGCTATGGATGCCCCCGCAAATGCAGGGGAATGATGATGAGTGTCGGGTTCTATGCCGTTGGTCTGCTGTTAGTGATCGTCGGCATCATGACGACGTACAGCCCCTTCGACGTAGTATTGGCAGCGATTTACGGAGCGGCCATGTTCGTCAGTGGAGTAGGCCTGATCTGCGCTGGCGCAGTTATTGAAACCATCAAGAAGAGCACCAAAGACTAGCTGAACTGCCGCCCCACTGCCGTCGTGCGCTCGCGGTAATCCTTGGCGAGATAAGCCTCCGCCTGCCGCACGATCGGATCGACCGCCACTTTGTTGGCAAAACGCTGGAACGGGATCAGCACGAAGATGGTGACCGACTGCACCCGCGCCGGGCTTCCATCCCGATTGATATAGCGCTGATTGCGCAGCCGCTTTTTCGTCGGGACGCGGACGCCGATGCCATTGGCGCCGAACATCACATGCTCAGCCACCAGGCGCGACGGTTTGCCATCCTTGCCATGCACATATTCCAGGCGGATGCCGTTGCGGCGCTCCCACTCGCCAGGTGTGATATTGCGGTTGCGCCCCAGCACGCCGGCTTCGGCCGTCGGGATTGCCAGCCATTCGCCTGACGCCTTCTTGTTGATGCCGGGCTTGGTCCAATAGGCCATCGCACCGATGGAGCGCTTACCGCCGTTGACATAGACTTGGCCTTCCGGCGCATAGGCCGGGCGGCCCTGTGCGGGATAAGCGTCGGATTTCCACGCGCGCCACAGACGCCCCTTTACGGAACGTTTGGTCTGATCCTCCAGGCGGCGTTCCAGCCATTTCGTGCTGGCGTGGATGGATCGGGTGCCGGCCAGCAACATGGCGGTGATGATGGCTTCGCTGCGGCGATCGAGGTCGGCCCGGTCGACGGATAGTTCAAGTGCCGGCATCGTCTTTCTCGCTCACCATCGTTTCCAGCAGGTCAAAGGCATCCATCAGCGCTGCGGGCTGCTGCCCATAGCCGCCCGGCCCCGGCATTATCGGGGTGCCCCCGCCCAGGGCGCCGCCGCGCGCTCGACACCGCAACCACAGGTCCACGGTGAAGAGCGCCCAGGCGGGCAGCGTCAGGCGGGGGTTTTCTCGGTATCGCTCCCCGGCGATGATCCATCCGTCCCCGAAGGTTCGGCCGAAGGCGAAGTCTCTTGGTCGTCGCCGGACTTCAAGGGCGCATCGGAGTTTTTTCGGGCGCTAAGCCCATATTGCCGGTCATAGGCCTCCATGCCGGCGACGCGCAGCAGCAGCGGTTCGATCGTCGTCAGCGTCGCCGGGTCGATCTGCCCATTGATGCCCCGCACCGGTCGCCCCTCGACATTCTCCCAATCCACGCAATAGCGGCAGAATGCGACCATGGGCAGGATCGCCCGGCGCCGTTCCTCACGCTCGACCAGCGCCCGATAGGCCGGGAAATGCTGGGCGATCGTCTGGGTAACCTCCTGCAACAGCTGGATTTCGGCAGGGTCGACCAGCTCGCCTTTCGCCGCCGTTTCGGCAAGCGCGATCAGGTGGGCAGTGTCTTCCCCGGCAAAGGCGCTGATACCGTCGATCAGGGCGCCATGCTTTTCCCATGGCCAGATTTCACCGGCATTATAGGCAGGGCCGGACAGTTCGGCTTCCATCAGCTGGCGTTCGATGATGTCGCCCGCGCGAATGTAAAAGGTCGGGGCGCCGGCCGTGCCCTCCAGCCATTTCGGCGTGAAGGGTTCAGCCGCAGATGCGGCGGTGGATGCGATGATGATCGACATGGGCCTTACCAGAAACAGAGGATCGAGTCGCCGTCGCGCGCCTGGGCGTCGCGACCGGGGCTGAGCAGGCGGAAGCGGGTATCTTCCGACCGCAGCGAACCGCGCGTGCCGCTGTCGGCCGCAACGGGCTGCGCCAGCGGCATCGTGATGGCCCAGCGGTTGTAGGCGCCGCCGATAGCGCGGATCAGCGCGGGATATTGGGACATCGCCGCAATATCCGCCTCGACATTGCGCGTGGCGACCAGCGTGGCGAGCGGATCGCACCGCAGTTCGGGCACGCGACGGCCGAGCTGCGAAGCGCCGAAACCATAGCTGGTGTTGGGGTCTTCCGGGTTTTCCTGCGTCGTGTTCTCCGCGATCGACCAGGACGAAATGGGAAGCTGCTGCCGATTGACCAGAAAGGCGGGATCGACACCGCTGACACCCATCGCCAGGATCGGGCCGCTATGCAGGGGCACGGTAGCGTCGGGCATGGTCGCATCGACCTTGCCGGCATAGATGCCGGTGATGCGGAAGGTGAAGAAACCGGACTTGGCGGTATCGCCGCCCCAATCCGTCAGGCTCACGCGACAGGCGATATATTTGCGCAGGACGCCGTCTTCGTTGAGGTAGAGCGTGCCGCTGGGCTGGTCGGTCAGTCGCGCGGCCTGATCCTTGGGGCTGGTCCCGGCATAGGTCCAGTTGGGCAGGATTTCCGCCTGCGTTGCCGTGGTCAGCGCCGGGCTGAAGCTATCGGCCAGGGTGGCGACCCGGCCCGTTGCATAGTCAGTTACGAACGTGGTCCGACCAGCGCCGGGGCCGCCCGACAGCCTGACCGGCATGCCGCGATAGGCCTGCGCGGTCGCAGAGAAGGCGGCCGCCAGGGTCACAGACGAACCCGCCACGGCGGCGACAGCGGCCGCTGCGACGGCGGCGGTGAACAGCGCCTTCTTGCCGGCTGCAACCAGCAAGGCATGATGGGGCGGCTTGACGCTGGCGGAATAGGCCGCGTTCGCGCCCTTCATCTTGCAGCGGAAGGTGATTTCGGCGGGCTGACCGATCACGGTCGGCGCACCGGCGACGAAGGAACCGGTCACTTCGCTGGAGTCTTCGGTGGTGAAGGGGCTGTTATACTGCTGGCCGGTTTCGAACGGGAAGGCATCGGCCGCCGTGGGAACGGCGTCGACGCCTTCGGTGGTTTCGATCTTGAACATTGCCACCGCGTTGTCGGGGCGGATTACGGGATCACCCATGTCTTGCTCCTTGGGTCGTTAAGGTTGCCCGCGCCGGGTGGCGAAGGTGATGGTGAAATCTTGGCTGAAGGCGAGGCGGGCGGCGCTGGCGAGCGGCGCAACCGCCGTGCGCAGATCGCCTTCCTGAATATCCTCGATCACGGTGACGGTCGGGATCAGACCTATGACGGCGGACACCGTGGCGGCGTGAAGGGTGTTGAGCGCCGTGTGCATGGCACTGCCGCCAGAGCCTTCGACATAGCCTTCGATCGAAATCGCCATGCCATATCGGGTTGCCCCGGCTTCGCCCTCCAGCTGGCCTTGGCCGTCGTCCATGATGTGCAGGGCCGGGAAGGACGCCGGATCGCTTGACGGCATGCGCTCGATTTCGATGGCGCCGGTTGGGCCTAGCGCCGCCTCGATCGCGGCAAAGATCGTTTCGCGAACACTCATGCCTTTTCAACCGTCAGGTCAAAGGCACCGATGTCATCGCGGCGCGCGATGTCGATGACCGCCCAATTGGTGGTGGCGCCGGTCATGGGGTCAGTGTGCTGGATGGCGTTGCGCTTGGCGGGCGCCTGCGGCAGATCGCCCTGCTGGACTTCGAACCAGACGCGCCGGGCGGTGCTGCCAGCGCCCTGAAAGGCGTCGGCGGCTACATCATATTTGGTGCCGGTTATGGTCGCGCCATCCAGCCCGGCACCGGTGTAGATGATCGGATCGGCATAGGCCGAATGCAGGTCCGCTGCCGCGTCCGAAAATTCGTTCATTTCGCGGCTTCCGCCTCTTCGACAGCGCCGCCGTTGGCGACCAGCGTCGTGGCGCGATCAGCGTCGATCTGATCCTTGCCCTTGCCGATGACGATGACGGCACCGGCCTCGCGCCGCTTGCCGCTATTGTCGAGTTCGGCGGTATGAAGCGTGATGCTCTTCATGGAAAATGCCCTTCAAATGAGAAGGGCGCCGGTAGCCGTAGCCACCAGCGCCCGCGCTGACATCGTGCCTAATGGCGCGATCAGTCCTTTTTTTCCGGTGGGGGCGGGGTGTCCGGCTTGTCCGGTCCCACCGATCCCTGCCTTTCGGCGATCTTGATCTGTTCGGACGCAACGTCCTTCACTTCTTCGCCCAGGTCGAAATGCTTGCCATCGATCCCAACGGGACGCTGCGCATAGAGCTTTTTCACGGTCATGATGCTGTTCCCTATGGGCCGGACGGAATGCCCGGCCCTTGCTGGAGGTTGGATTAGTCGGTCAGGGCATCGCCCATGACGGCGAAGCTTTCCGCATGGCGGACGGCGATATCCGCCGACTGGAATGCTTCGATGCGGACCGAGCCGGTGCCCGACAGAATGTAGGGGTTCACCAGCACGTCCAGGCCACCCCACATGCCGATCAGCATGTCGGCCCAATTGCCGTAGATGATCGGCGAGCAATTGGTGGAAGTGCCCTTGGTAAGGTTCGACGGAACCTGATTGGAGACGGCGGCGCGATAGCCGTTCATCTCGTTGCCGCGTTCCCACACCGGATCGCCGTTGGTGCCGGCGAACTTCTGGGTCAGCTTCAGCTTGCCGCGAACCTTGGTGTTGGTCAGGTAGCCGAGGCTTCCAAGCTCGGCATTGGCATTGGCCACCGCTGTTTCCAGCTTGACAACATGCTCCCAGGTCGGCGCCGCGCCGTTGGCACCACCAATCACCGAACCGATGCCAGTGGTGTTGAGCAGGCCCCGCGGCTGATTGGCCGATCCCGAACCATTCACGCCGGCCAGGTCGAGGGCGAGCGCGATCGAGAGCGCAATATCCTGACGTACGAAGGACTCCACGTCGATCGACGACTGCATCAGCAACTGGCGGGTCATGTCGGTGAATGCGGCGACCGTCTTGGGCGACAGGGCCACCTGATCGAAGGCCTGCTGGCTCTCGGTCGGTGACGCACCTTCGCCGACCCAGTAGGCGGTGGCGCCGCCGGTCTGGCGCGGAATGGCCAGATTGCCGTTTAGGTCGCCCAGGATGCGGACGCCTAGGCCAGTCAGCGCCATCGCATTGCGCAGCAGTTCGATGAAGCTACCCGCCAGCAGGTCGGTTGCGACGGTGTGCCCGCCGGCAGTCGCGGTCCCCACATTCAGATCGCGGGCCTCGCCATTGATGTCGGCGCGCAGAACGTCCAGCGGGATGCGCAGCGCCCCGGCCTTCGCCGAAGCATGGCCACGCTGCAAGGCGGCCGCCGAACATTCGAGTTCGAAGCCAGCGGCGCGCTGTGCCTGCGCGTCGGTGGGGTTCGCCAGGGCGTTCATCAGGCGGACGAAGCTGAAGCTGCGCACGTCATTCTCGCCCATGCCGATAAGCGGCGTTTCGGCCGTGCGGATCGTGGTGGCGTTGCCCGCCTGCGCTTCGAAATCGCGGATGAACTGGTCGATCGAACGGCCGTCATTGACGGCAGTTTCGCCCAGCTCGCGACAGTTGAGCCGCGCGGCCATGGCGCGGATATGGTTGGAGCGGTCGCGCTCGGCGGCAGCGATTGCCGCGATATCGACCGCCGGGGCGGCAGGCTGGGCCGGGACGGCCGAGCGCTGTTCGGTGACTGCCGGGGCAGCGGGTGCAGCAGCGACGGCGGCAGGCGCAGCAGCACCGCCGCCCGCATTACGGGTGCCAAAATTCATGTCGTCATCTTCCTCTTGAACAAGGGAACGTGGATCAAAAGCGGGCGGCTCGCCTTCGCGGCCGACGCCAACGGTCGTGTCAGCGGGGATCGAAACCAGACTGATTTCGTATGGCTCCCAATCGGTTACCCGGTAGGTCGCATTGTCGCCGTCACGCTGCGCCAACACCATTTCGACGATGCGATAACCCACGCTGACCAGTTTGCGGATGCCGTCTTGGACATCCTGAAAGACCTCCTGCGCGCGGGCCGATCGTCCAAACCGAACAGTCGCGCGGCCTTTCCTGCCTGAAATCCAGGCACGTTCCACAACACCCACCTGATCGCGGCTATTGTGGTCCATCAGGAGCGCGCCGCCACCGTTCAGCCGGCCAAGGCGGATTGCGGTATCGGCGTGATCCAGAATTTCGGTGCCCCACCAGCGCTCATATGGCTCTTCGCTGGAGAAGCTCAGTTCGACGGTGCGGGCCTCCACGTCGATCGCTTCGGCCCGCAGGGTGAATTGCATGTCCCGACGCAAGGTCTGGTCGGGTTCGCTGTCCCGCATCTGCGGGCCAGCCATCATCGTTCCCGCCAGCAGGGCGAGGGCAACTTTATTCATGACTGTCTCCTGAAATTAGGCTGCGGCGGATGCCGTGCCCGCATTGCTGTTGCCGCCGCCGCCTGCATGTGGCGTCGCCATGCCCCGTTCCTTTTCGCTGTCCAGCTCTGCCCAGACTTCATCCGGGTCGCGGCCGCGCTCGCGGATGATTTCCGCCCGGCTGCGTACCTCCAGCGCGACCGCCTCGCGATCGGCGGCGGCGTCATTTTTGGGATCTACCCAATCCCAACGGCGGCCGAAAAACACCGGCGCGTTGAACTTGTCGAACTTGCTGTAGGGCAGGGCCTTCAGGTCGGGATCATAGATCATCGACACGCCCAGCCAGCGGCCGAAAATGACTTCCTTCGCTTCCGCATAGAAGCCCTGAAGCATCTTCCACATGTCGCGCTCATCCAGCGTGCCCGCACGAATGGAACTGAAATTCACCTGTGTCAGGTCGCCGGTCAGGCTGTGATTGGCGACCAGCAGGCCAGTCGACAGCCGCCGCAAGACGTTGCGCGTGAAGGGATCATAGACCTCATTGGGATAGGTCGGGTCATATTCCTTCAGCTCATAGCCGTCGGGGATGACATCGAACGTCCCCGGTTCTGCCGCTGTGACGAAATCCTGCTGATCGGCATAGCCGTCGCCATCGTCTTCCCCCTCACGCTGCATCGGCGGACCGGCCTCAGGGTCTTTCTGTTGGAAAAAGCCCATCTTGGCCGCGCCGACATTCGCCGCGACCAGCGCCGCTTCGTCGAACTGGTCCAGATGCTTGGCATCGCGCAGGGCGACATAGGCCCACGGGATGCCGCGCCACTGGTCGATTTCCTCCGGCACGAACAGATGCATGATTTCGTCTGCGCTGACACGCTCATAGCGCTGGCTGGCGGTGCCGTGCATGTCCGCGCTGCCGCTCATGATCCGCAGATGATAGGCGACCGGCTTCATCCAGGCATCGAACTCCACGCCCATGCGGATGCGATGCCCGTTCGCCAGGTCCATATTATGGCCTTCGTCGAGCAGATGGCCGGACAGCAGCTGGAGCTGGAAGCGATGGAGGCCACGGTCGCGGCCTTCGACCATGCGGATCAGCACTTCGCCATCCCGCGCGATCATGGTGATGGCCAGCGCGTCGAACTGCGTTTCGCTCAGCCGCCCCGTCACATCGAAATTGCCGCGCTTGCCCCATTTCTTGTAGGCGCGGGCGATGCGCTTACTGTCCTGCTGGTCCGGCGTCCCATCCGGGCGGCGGCAGTCGACCTTCAGTGTGAAACCCGCCGGGCCGATGATATGGGTGCGGACCAACGACAGAAACTTGCGGCCATATTCATTGTTGCGGCCAAAATCGCGGCTCCGCGCGCGCATGGGGCGCAGATGGTTCAGCAGCGCCATGTTCACCGTTTCGTCGGTGGTGGTCCACTTGCTGGTCAGCCGATCGGTGACACCGGCCTGAAACCCGCGCCGTGCATATCCACCGCGCGCAATCCGCTGGCGGCGAGGCATGGCCGGGGCCGTATCCTGCGGCGCTACGTCGCGCCCGATCTGAAGGCCGAAAATGCGCATCACAGGCTCACCAATATACGGGCCGGGCCACCCCGACCGCGCTTGCGCTCTTCAGCGGCGACCAGCCCGGCATAGGTTTTCCGCATTTTCACCAGTTCGTCATGGCTGATGCGCTTGATCTGGCGCCCGTCAGCCAAGGTGGTTTCCATGTCCGTTTTCGATGCCCGGCCTTCGATCACCGCTTCCAGGGCATCAAGCGTCTTGCGCGCATGGCTGCGCGTATCCGCCGCCGATGCCGGGTCTGGCAGAATGCGCATGCTTCCATTTTCAGCTGTAAAGCGCCCGTCATCGCTCTCGACCTTGACCGACCAGCGCCAGTTGCCAGCGGCCCAATCGGCGGTCACTGATCCGGCAGCATATAGCAGCCATCCCCCGCTGCTGGCTTCCCCGTCGATCGTGACCGCCGACCCGCCACGTTCCGGCACAAAGATGAACGTGGCGCTATACCCATCGGCCGCCGGATAGGTGGCGCCCAGATCGGCGCGGATCACGCGCAGGCTGTCACCCGCCACTATGCTCTGCGGCATAGCGGGCAAGGCGTCGGTCAGACGATTGATCATGGTCTAGCGGCTTCCTAGTCGGTTCATCCAGCCACCCGATCGGCGTGGAGCCGGGCGGCTCCGCACTGGCTTTGGTGGCGGCGGTGGTGCATTGACCGCCACCGGCTCCACTGTCGGGGCCGGTGTTGGGTCGTTGGCAGCAGGCGCAGGCAGGACGATGACGCCCTGCGCGGGCCAGATGATGCGGAAATCCTTTGGCACCCACCGCATGTCGTTACGGCTTTGTGCAAAGGGCGGTTTCAGGATCGCGGCTTCGGCATAGACGAGGATATCCAGCGTCTCATTGCGAGCGCGCAGCTTTTCCCATTTGCCCTTCTTCAGCTCTTCGGCCGTGATTTCGTCCAGATGCTCGTCGGTCAGGCCGAATATGCGCTGGTCAGTCCCGTCGACGAACTCGCCACCGGGAAGATGGATGTAGCCAGGCCCCGGCTTCTGCCGCCGCAATTTGGCGTCGATGATGTTCTTGATCTTGTGGACGTTGGGCAACCAGAGCCGCGCGCTATTGCGCTTGGCACCGCCCTTGACTTTCTGGTCGGCAAATTCGCCGGGCGGCATCAGCTTCTTGCCGTCACGGTTCGAACCACCCTTGACCAGTGTGATCCGGGAAGGGTGGACGCCCAGCGCGCGGGCCGCATTCCAGAACCATTTTGCGCCTGCCGTAGCCTGGTCGCCTTTCTTGTCCGAACCGCCGGTGTCGACGGTAACGGACAGGATCGGCGCATGGCCCACGACGGCACCGCCTTCATCGACCATCGGATATTTCCGGTCAAACAGCGGCAGCAGCACTTTCCAATGCTCGGTATGAATGAACGGCGAAACCTGCGTTAGCCCGTCGTCCATCACGTCGATCGCGAAACGGTCGATCAACCAGCGCTCACCATCGCGGCCATATCCGACGACGCCGCATTCAAAGCGATCATGCTGAACGTCGATAATCAGGTTCAGCACTGTCGGGCCGCGCGGGACTGTCCCCAGACGCCACCCCATCGTCAACCGCTTGCGCAGATCGGCGGAAGCTACTGGCTTTTCGCCACTTGCCTGCGACCGGTAATTCTTGCCGCCTTTGGTGTTGTAGAACGTCCGCAGATCGCTTTCGTCCTGCCGCAATTCCCACGCTAGCATGGCTTCCCGCCACAGTCGGGCCAGCTTGGGCCAGCTGGTCAGAGCCATCAGCCCGTCGACGCGGAACGAACGGCGCCGCTTACTTGCGGTCGGGTTCGCGGCCACAAATCCTCTGCCCGGCAGATCGGCCAGACTGTCCAGCACGGCGCGGCGGTCGTTCGGCTGCAACACGCACCCATTGGCACATGTCACCCAGGCGCTGGCCTCTGCATCATCGGCCGTTCCCTTCCGATCAAAATGCAGATCGGTCAGGATGTCGATTTCCCAACGGTCGCCGCAGGACGGGCAGACGGGCTGCAACCGTTCGTCGGTTCCGCCCTCGACAAAGGCTTCTACACCGCCGCCATCTTCACGCGCGGGCGAAGACGAAACGAACTTCTTGTCGCGGCCCTCGTGCGATGTATTGCGGCCCTCAAGCAAGGCGATGCCGCTGCCCTGACCGCCCTTGTCCTTCGACGCGCCGATATCTTCGTCATACTGGTCGTAATCGTCCAACCAGCCATAGCGCACCGGCCTTTGGGTAAACTGCGAAGGCACCGGCCAGACTGCCGCCAACGTCATGCCCTGAAACAGCTTCAGGTGGATCGCATTGGCATCGGGCGACGGTTTCAGCTTGCGCTTTACCGAAGGCGTCTCATCGATCATCGGCGCCAGGCGCGTCTTCGAAAAGATGCCAGCCATGTTCTGGTCGGGCTGACAGACCAGACTATCAGACGGGTCTGTGTCCACGATCCAGCCCAGCCAGGCCAGACCGATTTCCGTGCCGCCGCACTGGCTGGGCTTGATCATGCCCACTTCCGCGACTTCCGGGTCGGAAAGGGCATCCATGATTTCCGTCTGCCACGGCAGGGTCGACGGATCATAAGCCCGATTGTCGATGGCCCACAAACTGACGCTGGTTTTCAGCTTCGGTCGGACGTTGTGCGCCTGCCGACGAAGAACATCAGCGCCCGTCGTGGGCGGAGGAAGCTTCCATCGTGGAGCCGGTATCGCCGCTGTCATCGACAATATCCTTGCCCCAATGCTCCATCTGGTCGGCGAACCACGATTGGTCCGCCGCTCTAAGTGTCTCGATCGCGGTCAGCTGCTCGCGTGTCAGGTCGATTTTCTTGGCAAGCCGCGCCGTGAAGGTGGCGGCGCGCTGTGCATAGCGGGCGAGGATGTCGCCAAAGGCGGCCTCGACTAACGCCACCGAAACAAGCTCGCGCCGCAGCTGGCCCAGCTTGGTCGCGGCAATCTCTTCATCGATCAGCGCCTTGCGGTCGGCAATTGAAAGGGTCGGGCCGGACGGCGGCGCTAGGCCAAGGTCCATGGCCATTTGGCCAAGAATTTCGCTCTTCTGCCTTTCGGCCTCGACCTTCTCATTTTCCTTCGCGCGCCATGCGGCGATGGCCCCGGCAATGTCGATCTCATAAGCATCGCCATTGGAGCCGCGCTTTTTCAGCCAGTCGCAGTCGCGCTGATCCTTCAGCCACTTGCGAAGCGTCGGTTCGGAGGCGAGGCCAGTGGCCACCAGATCGGCAAGGTTCCCCAGCATCAGCGACCGAAACCCAAAGAAAAACAAAAGCTTGTTAAAAAATTCTGCGCGCTGGCAGACCGAACGCCTTCGGCCCCCGTATAGGCTCGCGAGCCGGGGAGGACCCAAAGGGGGGTGGGCGCAATATTCTGTCGCGCCGCGCCCGCCCGCGCAATTTCGTTGCTGGCATTTGCGACGCGGTCGCAGCCCCGGCGCAGCCCATCCCCTACCGCGACGCGGTCGCAAATGACGACGCCCCGCGCTGCATGGGCAGGGCGAGGCGTCATCAGGTTGGAGAGGTCCGCGCCAGTTCCGCGCCCATAGGCCCGCCACCAGCGTATCCACTGGATAGCAGTTTCGGAGGCAAAGGCGGACAAAGAATATTTCGCAACCATCACATTCTACCCCTTGCGCCGTCTCTATGCGCGCATTTCTGCGGCGTTCAGCACTTGGCAAATCGCGTTGATGGCGCGCGAGTATCGCTTGCGCAGCCCCTCCGCGCCCGTCCGAAGGCCCATAGGCCGCAGCAAGGCGCGGAACGGCACCCGCTTGCGCCCCGCTGCCAGCGCCGTGACACCCAGCACAACCAACCGCCGATCACGATCAGGCGCGTGCCGCAGCCATGCCGTCGCTTCATCCCGGCGCCGCATCTGATCGCGCGACAAGGGCAGCTTGGGCACCCGAACATCGGGTCGCCGATCCAAGTCCCAATCCCAAGTGCGATCCTCGCCGATCAGGTGCCACGGACCGTCCGAAGCGAACGGCCATCCCGCGCCCTCGACATGCCACCACAGCCGCATCGCCTCGACCAGACGCTCTTCCACGTCCGCGAATGCCCAGAACTGTGACCCTTCCATGGCCGGAACCATCATCGCTCAACCCTTCCGACTATAAACCGATGTATAATCAATGACTTAATTTCTAATCTGGAAGCATTGGAAGGATTGGAATGATTTATGAATATTATAGCTCGCACATGCGCCCGCGCCCGCCCGCACATACGAAGGAAACATTCGGCAAACCCTTCCAACCCTTCCAAAGGCGCAGAAATCCGCGCTTTCTTCCTTCCATGATGCTTCCGCCACCCTTCCGAACCGGAAGCATCCGCCTTCAAACCGCCGCCGCTAGAAGGGCGGCACCCATTCATCCATGTCGGGAGGCGGCTCTGTGATCGCGGGGATGTCATCGGCCGATGGCGGCAGTTCGGCGCGCACGCGCCCATGCTCATCCACGAAGTCACTGGCATCGCGGATCAGGCGCATGCCCAGCCACTGCATCCCGTCGCTGGCCTTCTTGGTGAAGCCCTTGTCCAGCATCGCTTTGCTGAAGCCCTTTTGGCTCCATTCCTTTTCGCCAGCAGCCTTGCACCACGCCTGAAACACTTCGTAGAGCCGCGAGGACTGGATGCGCCCCTGCAAGTCTTGCGCGGTGCAGAGCTTGAGGAAGCGCGCCAGTGGGTCGCTATCCTCGCGATATTGCTGGGTCGCCTCGCGCACAGCATCCGGCTCGATCAGACCGTTCGCCAGCCAGTCCAGCAGGCCGCGCACAATATGGTTGAGGACGCCCGGCGCTTCGTCACGCAGCTTGAACGGCAGGCGTTCGTCGCGCTCGCCATCCTTCACATGAGCGTTCCACGGCACCAGCTTCATGCGGCGCCATATGCCTTCGTCGGTGCCCGGAATATCGGGCTTGTAGTTGCCGCCGATATGCAGCTTGAAGAGGGGCAACAGGTCGAAGAAGCCGCGATGCAGCGCGCGCACGGCCATAGGCTCGCCGCCCGTTGCCGCTTTCACCAGCGCTTCATTCAGCCGCGAACCGCGCTCCGGCTCCGACGCGCGTAACAGGCGGACACCGCCCAGGCGCGCCAGATCGGGCGAGGCAGCATCACCGCGCTTCTTGATCCCCTGATCCAGAAAGGTTTCGATGCCGATCGTCCCGGCATAGTCGCCGAGCACATACGCCCACAGGTCCATTGCCGTCGATTTGCCATTCGCGCCAAGGCCATAGTGAAACCAGAGCTTCTGTTCGCCGGTGTCGCCCGTCGCGGTATAGCCGGCGACCTGATGCAGATAGCGCCGCATACCTTCGTCAGGATGCGCCCAGGCGAAGAAGCCGTCATAGATCGTGCTGATCGCGTCGGGATCGAACGCCACAGGCGCCAGCTTGGTATTGAGATCGGCGCGGCGATGCGGCTCCAGTGAGAAGCGCGCCCGGCGGCGCCCTTCCTCATCCTGATACCGTTCGAACCGCAGCGTCCCGTTCAACACGTTGATGGCGAGCGGATCGCAATCGAAAGCCTCGATCGCGACGGTCAGCCATTTTTGCGCCAGCTTCGCGATGGATGACGGCTTTCCCGCCTGCTCGCTCTGTCGACCATAGCCGGCCAATATGGTCGACAGCAGGACGAAGTTCTTACCCTTGGGGATATACTGGTCGAGGCCGTGCGGGTTTTCTTCTGCCTGATAGACACCGGTCTGCCGCATGATCCGCGCTTCGGCCTGCATGTCGCGGATCGTGTCGAAAATAGCCTTTTGCAGCTCTGCTGGCGGCGGACCATCCTTTTCCTGATCCAGCACACGCCAGCGCCGTTCGTCCCACCCAAGCCAGCCTTTGGCCGTGGTGAAGCGGAATTGCTCGCCATATCGGGCAATCAGCCGTTCGCCGATGCCGAAATCGGTCATGGGCAGCACGGCGCAATCCATCATGACGATATCAGGGCCGATATCCCACGGCTTCTTGACCCCGTCGCCAATCGCCCGGTCGACATCGGCATTTTCGACGCCATCGACTTCGCCGGCATCGCGCCACAGCCGATCCTTGACCGCCGCTTCCGCCAGCAGCCCGGCACCAGCCCGCCGCCCCGCGACAAAGGCGAGACGCAGGATCGCCGCCTTGGTCGGCTCCAGATATTCCAGACGCTTGTCGAACCATTCCTGCGCAATCCGCTTCAATCGCGCCTGCACCGGCCCCGGCTGTTCGGACAGAGCTTCCAGCCTTCCGGTCGGAAGGGTATCGAAATCGCGCGCCCACGGCGGCGGGGGCGGGAAGGCCTGATCAAATCGCGCCCGCCATTCGGCCTGATATTGCGCACGGGTTTCAGCGTCGGCGATCCCCGCCGCCAACTGCGCCAGGCGCTGCCAGATGCCGGCCTTGCCTTCAGGCGTCGCCGCATTCCCCTGTGCAAGCGCTGCGCTCCACAGCAGGTCGACCAGCGGAACCGCAGCGGACAGGACCGCGTCAATCGCTTCCCGGCCGCCCGATCGCGCCAGATCGTCAGGGTCGGAGCCGTCCGGAAGGGTGGCGAAGGACAGCCCACGGCCCGGCGCGACCAGCGGCAGCGCGCGTTCGGCCGCGCGAATGGCGGCTTTCTGCCCCGCTTCATCGCCGTCCATCAGGATGATCGGCGCTTCGCTGACACGCCAGACGCGTTCCAGCTGGTCGACCGTGATGGCCGTGCCCATCGGTGCGACGGCTTCGGATATCCCGACCTGATCCAGGGCGATGACATCGAAATAACCTTCCACGACGATCAGTCGTCGCGCCGATCGCGCTGCCGGCGACGCCCGGTGGAGATTGTAGAGGGTAGATCCTTTGGCGAAGGTCGATCCCTCGCTGTTCACATATTTGGGCAGCTGGCCATCGCGCGTAGCCCGACCGCCAAAGGCCACGATCCGGCCGCGCGCATCGGCGATCGGCACCATGATCCGGCCCCGAAACCGGTCGCGATAACCGTCCGGGGTTTCAACCATCAGGCCAAAGCCAGCAAGGGCGTCAGGCGCCAGGCCGATCGCGCCGACTGACTGCTGCCCCGGCGCATAGCCCAGGCCAAAGCGGGCTATGGTTTCCGCCGTCAGGCCGCGCGCGGTCAGCTGGGCATAGGCGCTGCGGCTCTGGCGCAGCTGCATCTGATACCAGTCGGCGGCACGGCCCAGCACGTCGCCGGCCTCGATCCGCCGTTCCTCGCGCCGCGCCTCTTCGGGCGACCGGGTTGGCATGTCCAGTCCGGCCGCGCCGGCCAGCTCTTTGACCGCGTCGATGAAATCCAGCCCGCCATGATCGGTCAGCCACCGGATCGCGTCGCCATGCGCGCCGCAACCGAAGCAATGATAGAAGCCCTTTTCATCATTAATCGTGAAGCTGGGCGTTTTCTCATGATGGAACGGGCAGCAAGCCTTCTGTTCCTTGCCGGCCTTTTCGACCTTGATGGCACGGCCGATCAGCGTCGAAAGCGTCGTGCGGGCGCGGACTTCGTCCAAGAATGACTGTGAAAGAGACAAGAAATCCCACCCCGAAAATCAGGCAAACAATGATGGCGATGCGAGAGGTTGGGCCTTTTCCTGCCGTGCCCAGGGCGACATGATTTAGGCTTCGGTCAGGGCGCTTTCGCCCCACCACGCTTCGATCTGGCGACCGTCGCCGCCGCGATAGCGGATATAATAGGCCGGTTCGGACGCCTCATACTCGGCGCGGCCCACCACATGGCCTTCTTCATCGCTGGTCTTCAGGCGAACATGCTGGCCCAGCTCGAATTTCAGATCGTTCATCATCGCACCTCTCTTGTGGGAAATCGCCGCCTCTCCGACTGGTCACGCCTGTATCGAGCCGCTGACGTTTGCGGCCACGGCGGGGCCTGCAAGCCCCGTCGATCCTGTCAGGCACCCCGCCAAAATGCCGGCGTCACCACCCGCGAGGTCAGCGCGCTCGCGCTATGGTCAGCGCAATTCACCGTGCCGCAACGCGGGCAGGGGATGCGCACCACGCGCAGCGGTTCGGCGTCGATCTTCGGCACCGGCAGGCGGCCGAAGGCCTGCTTGTTCAGGATACCCATCATTCGCTTCCTTCCCCGGCAATGGCGCCGATTTCCTTGAGCAACTGGCTGGCCCGCGCGCTGTCGGCGCTCCGGGAACCGCGCGTGGTGCAATCCATGATGATCCGGGCCAGCGCCTCGATCCGGCGCGCGCGGCGATAGAGTTCACCGGGTGTCAGGCTGGTCGCCATGTCGGTCCCGTCCCGCTCCACCGCCGCGCCGCCTCAGTGTTTGGCGGGCGCGGCTGCCACAGGGCTGGGCGCCGCGCCCGTTCCGTCGTGCGACCCGAAGGCGACGGATTTGAAAGGGGGAAGGGCGGCGGTCACAGCATCGCCCTTTGTGTCTGCTTGCCGGTGGCCAGGATGGTCACCACCCGCCGTTCCAGCGGCGAAGGCTCTTCCACGCTGATCTTGCCCAGCTGCACCAGGCGGCGGACGCGATAGGACGCCGCCACCTTGCCATTCAGGCCGACCCTTTTGGCCAGTTCCTCATTGGTGGGGCAGGGCAGGCCGCGCGCAGCCGCCTGTTGCAGGATGCGCAGCACTGCCCGCGTCGTCATCGCGCCGTCATTGGCCGCCAGCTGGAACCGGCCCCGTTGCGGCACCTGTCGGGCACGAAGCTGCGACGGGCGCGGATCGGGCAGACGCTGCGCGATGAAGCGCAGCCGGCCATCGACCCGCTTGCTGGTCATGGCGACCAGCCCGGCATCATGCAGGCCGCGCACCATGGCGCCGATCGCGTCGCCGGGGCGGACGCCTTCGGCATAGACCACGTCTTCACCCGGCTGCGCGCGTTCGGCCCAGCTGCGAAATTGTTCCGGCTTCATGAACGTCATTCCCCCGCCACCGCGCGCAACCGGGCAAGTATGGCGACCGCCACGCTGACCAGCTGTTCCGCATCCTCGATCATGCCCAGCCGCTGCACATCGTGGGCGCACACCTTGCGGTCGCCCATCGCCGTGCAGATTTTGCGGGTGATATCCGCCCCTTCGGTCGACAGAAGGCCGATCTGGGCCAGCCAATCCATGGCCTCGCCTTCGGGCGTCGGCAGGCGGAACAGCTCGAAACCCTGCATCTTCGCCAGCGCGCGGGTGATATGCGGCCATCCATCCTGACCGGCGGACATATTCTCCACTACCGGCACCAGGCGCAGCGGAATAAATTCAGCGACTTCGCTATTGCCCCACTGCGCAACCGTGGACTGGCTGCGCTCCAGCATACGGCTGACATAGACCTGCCGACCGGCTGCATGCACTGCATCGGCCGTGGCCTCGCTGATCGCGATATCTGCCGGCCCCAGATTTTCCGCCCCCCGCGCCATATCAGGCGGCCTGCCCGATATCTTTGGGCGCGCTATGGGGTGACGGCTTCGCGTGAGCCGCGATAGCTTCATGAGCATGGAAACCGTAAAAGTCGTTCGGCATCACATCACCTTTGGTGACGCGCACGATCTCTTCCATCATTCGGCGTCCGGGAATTTGGCGCCCCTTAGCGTACCGTTCAACGGTACTGGGATAGTCAGTGCCAATCATCGCGGCGAACGCGGTGAAGGTGAACCCTTCTCTGGAGAGATAGTCTTGAAGCGTCATACAGCGCTTTTAGCTACATTGGCTAAAAGCCGTCAAGCCAAATTAGCTAAGTGTGGCCAAGACTCATTTAGCCGGATCGGCTACGCCCGTCGAATGGCTGCGAACCCCAATATGATCCGTGAAATCCGCAAGGCGAAGGGGTTGACGCTCCAGCAACTTGGCGAACTGACGAAGCATCCTAAGACGGGTAATTCCACGGATTTGGCGACCATTCAGAAACTGGAAGCCGGTAAGCGAACATTAAACGCGGATTGGCGATTTGCCATCGCTGAAGCTCTTGGTGTGCATCCCGACGATCTTGTCGGCGCCACCGTCCCGCGCACTCCTGTGCGCCGGGTGCCGCTGATCGGCAAAATTCCTGCTGGTAATTGGCGTCTCGCGGTCGAGGACGCCACTGACCTGATACCTTGCACCTCCGGTGGCCCGAACACTTTCGCCCTCAAGCCAGAGGGCGATAGTATGGATTTGCTACTCAAGCATGATGATGCGGTGGTGTTTTGCGATCCTGATGACAAAGCTCTCAGGAACGGCAGCAATTACGCCATGATGAAAGAAGGTGGCGAGGTCACCTTTAAGCAGTACCGAGATAATCCGCCGCGATTGAGACCGCTCTCCAGCAACCCAGCGCATCAGGAGATGCTTCTAGGTGAAGAGCCGCTGGTAACAATCGGGCGGATTACTGGAATGCATGTTGATTTTCGTTAGGGCCACACTGGCGCGATCCAGGTCATCGGCTCCATAAAGACCCTGCCATACTGGGCGTCGACGTGGGCCTCTCCCGCTTCGACGGCATCCTGCACAGCTTCTTCCTTAGTTGATCGAAGCGGCCCTTTCACTTGCATGTGAACCATAAACACCCAACCCACAGGGTTTTTTCTGCCCGAAGCAGCCTCGATTGAACGTTGCACAGTACCGTTATAACCCATCCCGAATCCTCCATCGAATGAGAACATTATAGGAACAAACCATAAGAAAGTGTCAATGCAGATCAATGTGTTAGCTATATTGGCTAAAAATACCATTGACGCGATTTAGCCAATATAGCTAATTGCCCCTCGTTCACTCAACGGGAGGCAATCATGCTTCATGCGCCTATCGAGTTTCCATTTCCCGGCAGCGTCGTGCTGTCGAAGGGCCTGCGCTGGACCATCCGCCAGCTGTTCGACAATGGTGCCACCGCGCTGATCGTCCGCGATGGAGCGGGCGCACAGAGCCGGCGCCGCGAACCCGTGGCCGATCTGGTCGACGCCAACCTTGTCGACAGTGACGGCATCCACGCCGTCAAGGGCATCGGCCGCGACACCCGCCGCCTTGCCCTCTATGTCGCGCGCCACCTGCGCGATCGTAACGAAGTCGTCCTGCGCGATCTGGGTCACCATCTCCATACCGCCCACGCTGCCGGCGAAGTCCCGGCCTTCCGGGACAATTATCATCTGGTCGAAATCATGCGCGGGCTGGGCTGGCACAAGGCTGGCTATGCCGGCGCCGAACCCAACCGCAGCCCGGTCTATCGCCGCACGGCGAAGGCGGTGGCGGCATGATCACGATCATTCATGGCCCCATGCGCAGCGGCAAGACCTTCCATAAGGCGGCCTTTGCCCGCGCCTACGGCGCCACCCACGTCGTGGATTGCTGGGATGCCAGGCAGCACGAAATCCCGGCCGACAACCGGCTTGTGCTGACCACTAGCGATCTGCGTGACATCGATCGCGCCATTCGTCTCGACTGGCCAGAGGCCGAAGTGCGCGTGGTCGACATAAGAACTGCGCGGATCGCGATCGGCGAAGCGTCGCATGCGCCGGCATGGCACCCCGAACAGAAGGCGGTGCAATGATGGGCGCGGCGAATTGGACCATCGTCTGGGGCGACAACTATTATTTCGAATTGCGCCCGGCCGTGCCCGGCGCGGTCAGCCAGCCTATGTCGGACGAAGCCTTGAACGGAGTTTGGTCGAGCCGTGCCGCCGCCGCTGAAATGGCGTTGGCACAGCTGAACATCGCCAAATGGGACGCGGCTAAGAACATCAAGCGCGCGCAGGCGATCATCCGGCGGGAAAGCCGGAAGCAACAACAGGCGGCGGGCTGATATGGCGCGCCGCACCCTTGCCGATCGTCGGCCCGCGACCCGCTACCGCCCGCCGTGGCGCAAGCCGGTGCCCGGTCCTGCCCACACGGTGAAGAAGCTGGGCGATGTCGAAATGACCAGCACCGGCTTCTCGCGTCTCACCCCCACCGGCTTCGAAAGGATCGACTGACATGGACAGTCGCGCCGTCACCATCGTCAACACCGCGCAGGGCGTTGCCTCCTATCTGGATGGGATCAGCGAACGCAAGCGCGCCAATGATGTCCGCCGCCTGTGCCGCAGCAACACCAGCTACCGCGCACGGCTCAGCACCCTGCACCACGACAACATCCAGCTGCGCGCCCGCGTCGCTGAACTGGAGGCCAAGCATGTCTAAGCTCATCCTTTGCTGCCCCAATTGCGACCGCAGCTGGTCGACGCGCGATTGCGCCGGCCGCGACAGCATCATCTGCGAATGCGGCTTCGGCATCGCCGTGCCCGATACTCGGTCCAAGGCGATCGCCGCCGCGAGCTGCGCCAGCGAGGCAGCCACCGAGTTGCTGACCTTCGCCCGCGAAGGCAACCAGCTGGGCGACACTGCCTTTGCGGTGTCGGTCGGCGAAAAACTGGCCGATGCGTTCCGCCTGTCGATCGACGCCCAGGGCGGCCCCGACGATGCAGAGGAAGCGCTCTTCTATACCCGTATCCTCGACTATCTCGATCCTCGTCACATCGTGCGGACCCCGCCACAATATGAGGCGCGTCCGTTCAACATACCCGATGGCCGCTGGTATGTTTGCCGCGCCGCTGCGGACGATCTGGACGAAGAACAGCGCTTCCTGTCGGAACCGGAGGCGCAGGGCATTGTCGCCATGCTCAATCTTGCCGCGCCTGCCGGGGCGGGGCGGACGCCGCTTCCTACCCAGGAAGAGCTTCGCCTTGCCCACGCCCTTGTCGACAGCAATCCAGTGCTGCGCGTCTATGCCGCGCCAGAATGGCACAGTCTGACCGAAGACGCGCAGCAGTGGGCCGCAGTGTTGATCCGCGAGGCCCGCCGCGTGTCCGCGCCGGCAGTTCCCGCCGATGTCGCGGCTCTGGTGGTCGCTGCGCGGGAAGTGCTTGATGAATATGGACGCGAAAGCGTCGATGAGCAGCAGGCCGGCCACGACACCCTGCGCCAGCTCGACAAGGCGGCCGAAGCCTTCGCCTCACGCGTGTGCCGGGACGATGATGGCGGGTCGCTAAAGGATGCACACGTGGTCCCATGCACCTGCGGCCTTGCTGGAGAAGCAAGCCATGGCTGATCGCGTCTTTCTCACCACAGCACAGCTGCGCGCGCTGCCGGAATATTCAACGTCGCTTCCGACTGGAACGACGCCCGGCAAGCAGTGGCGCCGCGCGGAACGGCCATGGCACAACCGCCTAACCGATCAGTGGCTGCTTGGTGAATATGGCGAGCCATACCCGGAAGGTCACCAGTATCATGGGCAAATTCCCATCTTCTGGAAGCCAATCGTGGTGACCGATGCTCCGCGCGTTTGGCCGCGCCATATCCGTATGCCGCTCAGGGTCATCACGCGATGACCCGGCCCGCACCTTTCCAGCTGGTCCAGATCGCCCGCGAGGAACGCGCCCGCCGTAAGGTGGCGTGGGAACGCGCGGGCAGACTGGACAGCCACACTGCAATCGAGGACGAAATTATCTGGTCCAACATCGAGCATTTCGCGCGCATCCTGAATGGCGAGCGCCGGCCGATCCATTGGCCGGTCGAGCATAAGCGGATCATGGTCGAGAGTATCGCGGCCACACTGCGGAAGGCGCCGGAAGCATTCTATAAGCTGCCCGGCAAGGTGCGGGGCCTGCGCGATCTGCAATATGCAATTCAGTTCACGTTGCTCTACGTGCTGGATCAGCCAGCGCCAGAGCATCCCGAAAGGGCCGCCGCATGAACGCCGTTTCCGACCTCGCCCGCCGCCTGTCGCGCGCCCGCGACAAGGGCAGGGGCATCCGCCTGACCGACGCCGATCTTGACTTGTTCTTCCTGCACGGCGGTAATGATGCGATCCAGCAGGCAGCAGCCGCCATACAGAAAGAAGATGCACGATGCCGAGACGCGCAAAGGCGCAGGGAGTTTATCAGCGCGGTGCCTACTGGCTCGATTGGGACCGCAAGCGAGACGGCACCCTTCGATCCCCCAACCTCGCCATCTTCTGGTATGACCCCGAGCGAGGACGGCTCAGAAGCCTTTCGACGGGCACAGCAGATGACGCGCAGGCGAAGCGCGCACTAGACCGCCACTACCTCCAGAATACGGAAGGGGCGGCGATCTGCCCCACCTGCGGCCAGCGCCGCAACGCGGAAGACGCCAGCTACTTCGTCACCAAGGCGATCGTCGACTATCTGGCGCTCAAGGATGACAAAATCCTTGAGGCCCGCCTTGCCCATGTGGTCGACTATATCGGCACGCTGCCCAGCCCCAACATCCGATGCCGCCAGGTCAATGAGACATGGGTGCAGGGCTTCCGCGATTGGGCGGCCAAGCAGCCCGTAATCTTCACCAGCGGCCGTGTCCGCGAAGAGCCGCGCGCGCCGTCGACCATCGAAAATAGCGTCATCGCCTTGGCCGCAGCCATCACCGCCGCGCACGATCGCGGCGATGTGGCCCGGCCTGTTCAGTTCCGCCCCATCCAGACCAAGGAACTGAACAGGACGCCGCGCCGCCGACTGACGGTGAAGGAACTGGCCGCCGCATTCGAATATGCGATCGACCCGAAATTCCCGCAGAAGCGCAAGGCGCTGCACCAGTGGTTGATTGCCAGCGTCTGCACCGCCGCGCGCCCGGATGCGGTCTATGATATCTCGACCGATCCCAAGCGCCGGCAATGGGACAGTGCCAGCCGTGTGCTGCACCTGAACCCGATCGGGCGCCGGCAGACGAAGAAGTATCGCGCCACCGTCATCGCGCCCCGCCAGTTCGCCTTGCATCTGGATGGGTGCGAAGGGCTGTTTGTGAAAAGCGGCAACATACGCAGCGCGTTCGACACGATGTGCGAAAAGCTGGGCTGGCCCAAGGATGGCGAGAACGGTCAGAAGCTGATCCGCCGATCGGTGGCGCAGCTGCTGCGCGATCCGGCGCGCAAGGTTCCTAGCGAGCAACTGGAGCTTCAATTGGGGCACCGCCGCATAGACAGCGTGACAGACCTCTATGCGGCCTTTGATCCGGCCTATCTGGCCGATTGCACCCGCGCCCTTGAGCAGCTGATCGATGAGATAGAGAGGCTGGCACCGGGGGCGTTCCACCGGAAGGACACCGGAGGCGGCGCCGTCATCATCCCAATGCGGGCATAG